TACGCCCTCATCGTCATAGATCTCAACCCCACATCTGAGCGCGCCAAAGAGATCCTTCAAAGACTCCTGGCTGCCTTCAGCGATGATCTCCGCGTCATACGGGCCACCGATTGCGTGGAAGGACCGTCTCGAAACTGTCAGCTTTAGGTCCTTGGGGATCACCCATTCCTGGGCGAAAGAACGTTGGATGATATTTACTTTCATAAACTCATCCTTCGTGGTCGGTATTTGGCAGCAGCCGATACCACCATGCCAGGCGCAGCCATGTCCATCTGGACACCGTGCTGGATCAAATATAGGCGTTGCGCTAACCCGGGTGAGAGCATCAAAGGACCGCCGATCACCTTCCTGGCACCGATTCTGCCTATACCCGCTCCGTTATCTTTGTAATAATTTCCTTTGATCCCATCCAGCACTAGGCGCTCGTTTTGATTGACAAAACTCAATACTTGGATAAAGCTATCCGCTGGAATCAACATGATGTCATCAATCGCCCAAGGCCAGCTCCCAGCTCGCGCGAGCTGCATCTGTAAGGTCATATCGATGGAAAGCAAGTTGCTCAGACCCTCCAGCCAAGGAGGCAGCCGCAGGTCAAACAGTTCCAGCCAGGCGCGCGCATATTCCTCCGATTCCCGGATGAAATCCGTTTCAAACAGGGTGATATTGGCAGACCTCAGTAAAAGCTTGTAGCGGAACACACTGTAAGCACCCATGTAATGAGTTCTTGCCAGGAAGCGTACTCTCTGTCCAGCGAAAGCCGAAAGCTCCGCTGCGCTCAACGTCCATGTGAGCGAAGCCAGAGGGCTCGCATCAGTCGCCGTTCCTTTGACGATCTTTCCTCCAGATGCACCCGTTGCCGTCGTCGCAGTGACCCCATTGGCAGATTCAGCTTCATATAACCAACGCGCTGTAGCCGGATTAGTCTTGTTTAACCCAACCCATACCGTTCCCAGTGCTTGAGGATAGAGGTTCTTCAGCTCCAGCTTTATCGGTGTCTCAAGATCTCCTTTGATCACTCCCGCGGCAATATCCATGTAATTGCAGAGCCTCGACGGCGCCGTACCTGTGAGATCATTGCAGCTGAACACATTCAAACTGCCTGTCTGATTGGTTCCATTCAAGTTGCTCAGTGGGATGGATTCCTCAGGTCCCTCCCAGAATGGATCTCGCTCAAAAGAGATGTCCACTGCCAGCCTGGAGCGCGGGTACGCTCTTCCCAGGCTCTTGTCCACGATTACCGCACCGTCATAGATCCGTGATCGCCAGGGTGCTTCACTGTCACCAGGGGCATAATTGATGTAGACATGGTTGAGGCTTTCATTGCTGGACCGCGCCAGGGTGAATGCCCGGTTGATAGCGCGCACCAAGTCGCTCACATTTCCGCGCAGTTGCACCTTACAAGTCTCGCTTACATGTTCTTCCAGGTCAGTGGTCACTTCCGGGAAATAGCCCTCCATCAAGATGTGGTTAACCCGGTCATTCAGGTTGATCGTAGTCGCGCCGTATGTGATCGTCAGTTTGCTCATCTTCTGGTCAGCTTTCTGGCAACTTTTTCTGATAAGAGTTCATAATCCAAAGGGCGTGTGGTGTTCACAATCACTGTAAGATTCTTGCCATCGCTTCCCATTCCTGCGGCAGCCAGGGCAGGGGTCATCGGTTGAAATGGATTCAAAGCCAATTCAGGCGTAAGGCCCTTTACCGCGAGATCCATGTCAGATTTGATTCTGCCTAGTGATTGGTCAAATCCCTGCCAAATACCTAAGGCGATATTGCTGCCGACTTCATCTGCAAACAGTTTAGAAGGAGATTTAATCCCAAGCGCAGCCTTCACTGAACTGAGGATATTGGAAAAGAATCCTGTTATTTGGCTCCTGAACCAAGCTGCTTTCGCTGAGATCCCATTCCAGATCCCATTCACAATATCGGCGCCAACCTGCCATAGCGATGAGAGCATTCCACTGATTCCCTTGGTGAATGCCCCGATGATATTGCCGGCTGCCTTTCCCATTGAAGGCAGCATGCTTCCTATCCCATTTACCAAAGCCATTACCAGTTGGACAGCAGCTCGTCCGATCATAGGCAATGCCCTGATCAGCGCATTGAACACCGCTTCAATTATTTGCGGGGTGTAATTGATCAGCACTGGCAAAGCTTGAACCAACCCATCCATGATCGCCAGGATCAGCTGCAATGCCGCATCGATCAACAGCGGCAGGTTTTCAATCAGCACGATCACCACTTCAGGGATCAGCGTCGCGATCATCGTCATTAATTGCGGCAATGCCTGTGTCAGCCCATTGATGATCATCACGATCATCTGTACTGCTGCCGGTATCAAGGATGGCAGCAGCTGGCCAATGCCGGCCACCAGGGCCAGCAGGATCAGCATGCCGATCCGAATGATCTCTGGCAGCATCTTCAACATCCCGTCCACCAGTTGCATGATCATCTCAGGCGCGGCCTCCGCCAGCATTGGCGCCATCTCTCCAATCATCTCGATCAGGCTCAAGACCAGCTCAACGCCCAGATTAATGAATTCTGGCATCAACCCGATCAGCGTCTCCAGGATCTGGCCCACGGAATCCACCACGACCGGCAGCATCTGGGGAACCATCCCCACCACCGTTTTCATGATTTGGGAGAAGATGCTCACGATGACCGGCAAAAACTTGCCTAACAGGTTACCGACCATCGGCAGCATCGTATCCAGCGCTTTGGGCAGCGCGTCAGTGATATTCTCCAGAACAGGGACCACATTATCGACCACCGCGCCAAAGGCGTCCACCACATTCTCTGTCAGATTGATCATATCGGCATTGGAGTTGCCCAGCCCGGCTGTCCAGGATGTCACCGCGGCTGTAAGCAAACCCATCGATCCTCTGATCGTCTGGGTGGATTCTTTAGCGAAGTTTCCCGCGTATTGTTCTGTGGTCTCGAAGAACATCTTCATTGCCATTTCGGCCTTTTCCGCCTGGGTAGCACTCGCCCACACGAAGTCCAGCCCATTGGCTGCCGCGTAGGCTTCGATCGTGGTCGCATTCATTGCCACGCCCAGGTTGTCCATCATCGTGAAGTTGCCCTTGGCCGCGCCGGCCACCGAATCCAGCGCCATCTGCATGTCAATGCCCATCACGCTAGCCATGTCAGCCGCGCGTTGCATTGCCTGGGCTGTTATGTCAGCAGATCTCTCAGCTGTCAGCCCGGTTCCCTGGAACAGGGCGCCCATCTTGTTTGCGGTATCTAAATACTGGGATTGGCTGACACCCATGTTTTTATAGGCATCCTCACCAATTTTCTGCATCGTGCTGGCATATTCCTGGAAGACGGCTTCAGATCCGCCCAAACTCTGTTCCAGGCTGCCAAACTGCTCGATGACACCGGTTACAAGTTTCTTAGCTCCTACGGCTGCGCCTATCGCCAATCCACCGATTGCCACACCGGCAGCCTTACCGATACCCGCGATCGTGTCTCTCACCCCGGATAAGGTTGATGCCACCCCTTTGCCCAGATCCTTGAGGTGATCTCCAAAGCTTTTGGTGGATTTCTCTGCCTTTTTATTCTCGCTGTCAAGTTTGTCCACTTCTCGCGCGGTTTGGCCGGATTCCGTCCCCATTTTCTCCAGAGCGGCCTGATTGTTCCTAAGCTCACTCTGCATTTTCCCCAGCGTCTCAGTTTCCTTGTTGAGCTTGATCTCCAGCTCTTGAGCGGCCCTGGAGTTAGCGCCTTTCTCAGCAGCTACCTTTTCATATTCCAGGCGGGTGGCCTCCACTTTCTTTGCCTGGACCCCCATTTTTTCACCCAAACTCTGGATCCTGGCCTCCAGCCCACCAGAATTCTTGCTCCAGTCTCCCATGCTGGCCACACTCGCTTGGAAGCCGCTTTCGATCAGCCTCAATTCCCTATTTAAAGCAGCAGAATTGGTCTTGAAGTCGGTGACATCAAGCGAAACTTTGCTGGATAGCGGATTAGCGCTGCCGGCCATCACCACTCCACTTCATCGGCAAACACTTGCCTGGGGGCATTGTTCACACCCATCCGGCGCAGAAAGTCGAACAGGCTCACGCTGTCGGTCCTGTCGATATCAGCCAGGCTCCAGTTAAAACTTTTCACCAGCATGATCTCCACATCCAGCAGGATCTCCAAAGGGCTGCGGGTTTCATTTTGTTCATCCGCCGGCTCCCCGCCGGCTAAGTAGGGTTTGAACTTGAAATTCGGGCCATCACCTGCCTGAGCACCGTGATCGCCTCATCCATGCTCGCACCATTCTCCAGCTCCTCCCGGCTGAATCTGCCCCGGAACAGTGCAACGATAAAATCCGCCAGGTCATCGAATACTTCTGGGGTCATCTTTTCAGGGTTTTCCAGCTTGCCCATCCTCTCAGCCAGCTTGAAGGCCTCCTTCAACAGGCGGAATGGAATGAAATTTTGTCGATAGGTGTTTTTGACTTCATCATCCTCTCCATAGAGGGTGATCTCGATCGCGAATGGTTCCATGGAATCCTCCTCCTGGCCGGTCATCCCGGCCAGGAATTAATTAAGCAGTAACGGTAGGCGGCACCTGCACAGCCGTGAACCAATTGGCGATCACAGTCGCGGAGGCAGCCTGGTCTTCATCCACGGTCACCCGTCTGACGGTTTCGGTCTTGCCTACCGCCGTCTGGAAGGGGTGGATCGTGTTGAAGGCTGTGTACTTCAATTTGGCTGTCTTTGGCGCGGGGGAAGCCTCCAAAGTGGCAAACTCTTCCTCGCTCATGCTGAATTTGCCCTTCAAGTACTGGATGTATTTGTACTTGCCATTCGACTTCTTCGAACGGAAACTCAGCGCGCAGTCTGGCGGATTGGCAGATGACCCATCCACCATCATTCCGTTGGTCGCGTTGAAGGTCTTTCCAAGCAACTTCGCGGCGGTGATCAAGGGCACATTCGTGACCTCAATGTCCACTACCGATTCGCCTTCTGAGCTCGAACTGTCAAAAACGCCGTCATCCGCGTACTGCGCGGTGGAACTGCTGGTGGTGCTCACCTTGGCAGTTGCCGCCGGTGCCAGCCATTCCGGGGTTCCGCCGGTATAAGCGGTCGCATCATCCGCGGTCACCAGTGCGAAATAGATCCTGTCGAGCCCGATAACGGACTTGTATTCACCTGAAACAATAGCCATAGCTAACTCCTATTCTCTAAGTAGAAAAAATCCAGGGACAAGCCAGAATGGCCTGTCTCGGTTGAAAACGGCAGGTCCCGCTGGCTGGAGTATCTGAACCCCGCGGCCAGCATCGCTGCCTCAATATCAGGGAAACCGATGAAACCATTCCGGGACCAGGCATTCACCTGGACCAGGTAGGTCCTTTCCGTTTCCAGGTCATCAGCGTGCGCTTCAGGCGGCGCGCTGATAAGTTGGTAAACTAGGTAACGGTCAGGATAAGTCTGGCCTTTCCCAGGCTTCATCATCACCGCGGCCAGGGGCAATCCCAAGGGGCTGAGCGCGGCATGGCAAATCTCATAGATCGTCATTCTGACAGACCTCGCTCCTTGAACGGACCCGCCAAGGCTTTGGTGATCCTGCCTTTATCCTCAGCCATAGTCGGCCGGATGTACGGTTGCGCGGCCATGCTCGAAGAACCAAACTCTTGTGCGTTGCCATACCTGGCCACATCCTCTGGCGTGTCATCCAGCAATCCAATGTCCACCGTGACCACGTTTCCGTCCACCTTCACCGGTCCACGCTTCAGATTTGCCTTCAGCACACCTTTCCTGACTGGGACGCGCTTGCGCATTCCTTCCAGGGCGACTTCAGCACCGGCTTCCAAGCCTTCAGCCGCGATCGCCACAATATCAGCCTCCAAGGCAGCCACATCCTCCATGAGGGTGATCAATGATTTAGGCGCGCTCAAGGTTGCTTTCATGCAGCTTCGTATCTCCGTACCTTGAACTCCATGTACTCATGCCGTTCGCCGATGTCATCCACATCCGTGATGATCTCGTAAGTCTCACCACCTTTTCGCACCCGCCAGCTGTTATTCAAACCAGCCAGAAACCGGACCCTCACCGTGGCAGAGATCTCCACACCTTCAGCGGCAGCGCGCATGGCTTCCAGCCCAAAAGCATTCTTCCAGCTCGCCCAAACCGCCTTTCCAGGCAGCTCAGTCACATGGTAAAACCCACCCGCGTCCTGGCTTCTCACAATATCCACCAGATCGATCCGCGTCCTTAGATCCCCAGGATTGGTGATCTTGCCGCCAAGTCTCATGATCCCAGCTCCTTCAGTTCCGCATCCCTGGCTTTCAATTGGGTGATGATCGCCGGCAAGCCAAACTGGCTGATCGGCGTTTCCGTCCCAAACATCCCAGGGTTTTCATGCCAGATAACCAAAAGCATCCGTGCGGCAGATTTGGCCACAGGCTCAATCGAACCTTCGATAGCCACACTCCAATCCCTCCCAGTGGCTTGTTTCAGGTGCGCGTCGACCAAAGGCAGGCTTTCCAGCATGGCAGGGTCATCAATTTCACAGCGCAGCACGATCGAAGCTTCTTGGGCGGTCAGGATATTGGCCATCGCTTATTCCTTGTCGCTCTTCTCTGTGTCTTTAGCGGCTTTACCCTTCTTTGGGCTTTTCGGCTGATCAACCGTCTCTTCAACCCAATCGGCGACTTTCTCATCCACCCAATCTTGGGCTAACGGTTCATCTACCTGTCCAGGGACATCAACGATCTCATTGCCAAAAAATGTGGCTGTTTCGGTTGCGCAAACCTTCAAGATTTTCAGTTTTGCCATTTCTTATCCTCCAGCCTCCTGGGTGACCCCAGGAGGCTCATGATCCGTAAATTAAGTGGCCGAGTTCTGATAGAACTTCACCGGGCTGTTGGTCGACCCGCCGTCAGGATTGGCAAAGATGCCATCACTGCGCATGAAGGCCAGGAAACCGACCTGCAGGTAATCTGCGTAGCGTTCGTCCAAACGCAGGACCCGTAGATCCATCACATCTCGGATGAAGTAGTAGCTGAAGTCGCCAAACAAGATCGACTTCGCGTCCACACCCATCGCAGGCATGGACTGGTTGATGATGTAGGGGTATCCCATGATCGTATCCGGGGACTGTACCGCCAATCCAGGAAGCCACAATGGGCGCCCATCGCCATCCTTCAGGCTTTTCAGGGCCTGTAAGGTCTTGTCATTGAACATCCACTCCGCGCCTTGCTCACGATAGGGAGGATCGACTGAGTGCTCCAGCTCCACCAGCTTTTCGTAAGTGATCGTGGTGGTCGCGCCGGCAGCCCCAAGGGAACCAAGGGTCGCACCCGTCAGTATGCCTGCAGGTTCACCTGTTCCAGTGCCGATCGTGTAGTGTTTATTGGTGATACGCCCCAGCCTCTGGCCTAGTTTCTGTGCCAGCCAGGTTGCGATTGGGAAGGCCGCGTCCTGCATCAACTGCAGGGAAACGCGCACCAATTTGGATGTGTACATATAGGCTCCCAGGTTTTTGGACCCGAAAGTCATATCTTGTTCACCCACCTGGGTGTTTTCAGCCAGGATTGCGCCCTCATTGCCTGTGTCATCGGCGGTAGGGATTGGCATGTTAGCCCCGCTCGCAGTTGAGATCTTCGTGGTGCGCGCCTGGCGCATTCCGCCAAAGGCCTTCATAGCGTCAATAACCTGGCGATAAAACTCTTCAGGCACCAACGCGCCGCCGGCGGCAGCCGTTCCCACGCCCAAAGCTCGCTGTTCCGTATCTGTTGCCCCAAAGAATGGCTGCAAGATGGCGCGCGACTCAGGCTTCAAGGATCCCATTCCCACACGCAGGTAGGAGCGGAAAGCCCTGTTGTATTCATCACTCTGCGGCAGCACGGATTCTTCCATTTCCACCGGTGAGTGCTCAAAACTGCCAGTAGCTGCGGCAATGCGGCCTTCTCGTGTGCGCAAGGCCACCGGTTCCGGCAGGTCATTCAATTCGGAGTCGATCTCCGCGATTCTTTCTTCACGGTCGATGGTCTCTTTCAAGCCGTCAATTTCCGCATTAATGCGGTCCCACTGCTCACGTTCTTCAGCAGTGAGTTCTCGCTTCTCTTTTTCAGCCAGGATATGAAGCGATTTTGCCTGCTCCCAAAGGGATGCGCGGCGCTGGCGAAGTTCTGCAATAGTCATTGTTCCTCCTATGAGATCTGATTGATTTGTTGGTACAAAGCATCCAACCTGCGCGCCCGCTCAACCTCCGAGTAGTGGCCATCTAGGTCCAAACCTGACTGCTCTGGCTCCTCGGTTGATTCAGAGTGGTGGCCCTCATCGGGATCCGGCTCTAAAAGATGGGATTGATACATTTCAATAGCAGCCCTGATAACGCTTCTTTGTTCCGCGCTTAGCTGCATGCCTCTCTCAGCACATTCCAAAAGTCTGAAAGCTTCTTCCACTGGATCCATATCTTCACCAGGCAGGTAAAGCTTGGACCGTGTATTAATTGACGTTTCTTCGAAAGCAGGGAAGGTTACCGGCGAAACTTCAAACAGTCTGGCTTCCTTGATCACCCGCAATGCCAGGTCCCGCCGGTCAGTCGGCAGGATCCATTCCTGCTTGATTGGGATGAATGCCAGGCTCATCTGGCTCACATCCTGCCGTTTGATGCTGGTGATCGCATCCCGGCCAGCCTGGGTATCAGGTGGAATGATCTCAACCTTCAATCCCTTGTTGTCTTCCTCCAGGTACAATGTTTTAGCCTTGTTTCTCCCTAATACCAGGTCTGTATTGTGGTTCCACAGCGCCCGGATGTCATTTTCCTGGATTGTCTTTTTGTAGGCGCCGGGGCTGACTTTTTCGCGCCATAAACCAGCGATCTCGCTCTCCTGGTTGAAGACGCTGGCATAACCCACCAGTTTTGGCGGTTTTTCGCCTTCCTCACGTACTTCAAACTCAAAAGGGATGAATCTCAGTTCTTTTTTATCCTTCATTCGCTTCCTCCTTACTCTCCTGGGTTGGTCTTCCCGCCGCGTTTGCTGGCAGCATGTTTCCATTCACCAGGTAGTCATCCAATCCCTCGGCTGGGTTCATGTTTTCCAGCACGCGGATCTCATTACCGTTCATCCAGCCGTTCTGCCGGGCAACTGCATACGCTTCGTACCTCGTTTTGATGTCACCCCGCAGCAGTCCATCCACAAGGAATTCGGCAAATATGGTCCGTCTTTCCTCTACGCTCAACAGTTTGCGCGTAATCTCTTGTTCCCATCTCACCAACCAGGATCTCAGCGAATATGTGATGAATCCCATCGTCTGCTGCTCGATCCCAGTGCCCCAGGATGTAGATCCTGAAACATCACCGATCATGTGGGGCGGGACCCGGAAAATCCGGGCGATTTCCTTGGTTTGGAAATTCCTGGTTTCAAGGAATTGACTATCTTCTGGCGGGATCCCGATCTGGTGCCATTTCATTCCCTCTTCGAGGATCGCTACCCGGTGCCTGTTTTCAAGGCCGCGATTGGCGGCTTCATAACTTTTCTTTAGGCGCGATTGTGCCGCGTCCGAAAGGTTGCCGGGGTGCTCCAAAATGCCCCCAGGACGGCTATCATTGGCAAAAAAGCGTGCTCCATACTCCTCCGCGGCCATAGAGAGTCCCAAGGCTTCTTTAGCCTGTTTGATGGGAGATAGGCCAAGGAGGTTGCGCACGTGAAGCACGCGATCAGGACGCAAATTAGCGGTCTTCTGATCAGGTAAAGTCACCTGATAGTAGGGTTTTCCAGCAGCATCCCGCTGCTGTTGTACCCTGGTAGGGGTTAGTGGCCACAATTGGCGCACATTCCCCGCGCCGTCTCTGACGATCTCTGCATAAGAATTCCCGTAAAGTAAGATGAAAGCCATCATCGTGGACCGAAAGTCCACACTGCTCTGTTCCGGGTTAGGCTCATCGTGCAAAACCGGATAAACGGGATGATCAGAAGCCCTCTCCCTGCCATTTTCCAGCCGGCGATATACCAGCAATGGTAGGGATGCGATCGTCTCGCTTAGCAGGCTCACGCATGCAAATACCGCGCTCACTTGCATAGAGTTTTCGGGTGTGACAGACCTGGAAGAAAAAGTGGGATTGAGCCCAATAACGTCCAAAATTGTCGATGAACTGATCGCGGTTTCAGGGTTTTCGATCGATCTCGGCTCGATTAGTCTGGACAGAATGCTCATCGTTTACCCCCAGGGATGGCGATAAACATCAAAATAAGCCCACCTCCCACCAGACTTGCCGGCGGGTAGATTAGCCATAAACCTGCGCAGAACGCCCCTAACCCGGCGACAAAGATCAGGCTCTCGATCGTTATTTTCTTCATAAGATCACCAAACCCCTTGACTCATAGGCAGATTCCGCCTTGTTTTCGTATGGGACCCGGCACATTCCCAGGATCAGCGCTGCCATCAAGTCGATGCGCTTGGTGCGGATTACAGTCTTCCCCTTCGTTTCTTTTACAAACTTTTTTAAACCTGAGCCGTTCATTGCGATTGAGGTATTGCCAAAACACCAGCGCGCCAGGTCATTCTTTTCATGCTTCATCCGGCCTGATTTCAACAGCATTTCGATGTTATTCATCGGGTCAGTCAGATTGGCAAAAGTACCCTGGACTGTTACTACATTTATTCCGGCCTTTAGCTCAGCTTGGGTCAGCATCACCGCAAACGCCGGATCTGAGACTAGTTCCACGATGTGGCCTTGTTTCTGCCATTCCTGGACTGTTTCAAGCATCGCCCAGTGATCGATGGTGTTTCCCTCAGTCGCCGTCAACCACCCTTTCTTTTGCCAGATATCGTAGGGAACATGGTCAATCCTGACCCGGTCATACATCGAGTCTTCTGGGATGAAGCCTAGCCATTTAATGTAATAAAAGTCCAGCCATTGTTGAGGCGGGTATATCCGGCATAATGCCGAAAGATCCGTGGTCGTAGATGCGTCCTGGCCGATGAAAAACTTCAACCCATGCAAATCCTCTTCTGGGATGTCTTCCTCGGTCTCATCATAGAGCTCAAGGGGCAGCCAGCTCGTCAGCTTTGTTGTAACCCACTGGTTCAAATGAAACTGTCTGAATAATTTCTCTTTAGCTGGGTCATTCTGAGCTGCAATAGCCTCCGCTCGCATCGTATCGATTGACTTCACCTCTCCCATCGAAGGATTGGCTTCAGCCCAATTAGCCTCATTCCAGATGTCATCCCCGTCGTAGGAATAGATAACCACGTACCAGGTGGGATCCACGATCTCACCATTAAGCACCCGCAAGGCGTAATCGTGCATTTCCCAGCCGATGCTGTTCCTGTCAGGATCATCACCGGCGGTGGTAAGCACCCAGATCAGCTGCTGCTCTCTTGTTGCGCCGGTCCCAAATGTCATCACATTCCACAGATCAGAATTTGGTTGCGCGTGGATCTCATCGAACACGATTGTGCTCGGTTTGAAGCCGTGTTTCGTGTAAGCCTCAGCAGATAGGACCTCATAGAAGCTGCCGGAAACGCGGTCTTCGATCTTCTTGATTGAATCCCGTTTTCGCGCGCGCTTTGCCAGTGCGGGTACTAGATCGATCATCTTGGTTGCAACTTTGTAAATGATGGAAGCCTGGCCACGGTCAGCCGCGCATCCGTAAACCTCTCCATTCATTTCGCCATCTGCGAATGTCCCAAAGATGGCCGCGCCAGCACCCATCTCAGACTTGCCATTTTTCTTGGGGATCTCCAGCCAAATTACCCGGTATTGGCGCGTTCCATCTTCTTTAATGGTCCCGTAAACATCCCGGATGATCTTTTCCTGCCAAGGCAGCAGGTCGAAAGGTTTGTTGTAGAACTGGCCGTCAATATGGCGCAGCAGCTCAAAAAAGGCCACCGCGCGATCAGCCCTCGCCTCATCCCTGTAAGATCCTGGCGCCAGGGTCATTCTTCACCTCTTTTGGCATTGGCGATGGCTTCAAACTGGCTGGCCGGCGTGCTGATCAGCGCTTCCATTGGATCTACCTCAACGGCCTGATCCTCGCGTATTGAAGGTACAGCTTTTGCGCGCGACTTGGGGGTCAGATAAAGCTGGCTTAGATAATCCGCGATCAGCCTTCGTTTGCCATCCAGCCTGGCATCAATATCCAGGACCGTCCTATATGCGGCCTGAACATGGTTCACCAGCTTGATCGCTTGCCTCTCCAATTCGATGAAGTTAACAGGGAAGTCATCCTCAGTTTCTGCCATCTCTTCCCATCGCGTCATATGGCGCCGGTGCTCGATCGCGGCTTGCCTTCTGGCAAGCCAGTCTTCTCTGGCAGCATTGCGCATCTGAATGATCTGCTCTTCCTCTTCGCTCGCCAGGCATAGATCCACCAATAGGTCCCGGTCCTGGGCAGACATCAACGGGCTCTCCAGCTTGTTATCCTCACGCACCAGTCGCCGCCAAACCTCCTTGGCAACCTTGTGCGCTCGCAGCTCTTTAGGCGCCGTAGTGGGCAATCTGGTGTCTGAAGTCACCGCTTTTTGCCCGGAAATTCTCTGATTTTCTTCGTTTTTCGTCTCGTTTCGGACGATTAAATTGGCAGGTTTTCTAGGTGGCATTTCCCACCTCTTTACCTATACCCCCCGAATTTCCCGCATTGGGATTATTTTTCGCGCGCGTGACCCACCGCGCTCGACCCCTCCCAGTCTCAAACTTTTCTACCCCCCTACCCCCCATTTCGGCGGCGGTCTTCTGACTGTGATGCGATTTGCACAGCGCCTGGAAGGGTCCTGCCCAGAAGCGATCGACATCTCCCTTGTGATCTATCACGTGGTCCACATCGGTGGCCACCGTGTACACTCCCTGGTCCATACACATCACACACCAGGGATGCTCCGCCAGGAACGTGCGCCTGAACGCCTGCCACCGCCGGCCATACAACCGCTGCCGATCGGCGTCGCGCACCCAGCCGCCTACATTCCGATGCTCTTCACATCGGCCGGCCACCACCAGGGTGGGGCAGCCTGGGTAGGCACAGGGGCGCAGCGGTGCTCTAGCCATTAATCTGAAACCTTCCTACTGCGTGTAGGTTTAGCCTGCAGCATCTGGCCGATCAACTTGGCCAGCTCGTCATTATGCAGGTCCGATCGGTCAGCATGCACCCGCGACTCCTGCCGCATCTCCTGCACCTCGCGCGCCAGCCCGGATGTCACCTGGGCCAGGTCCCTCAAAGACTGGCTCACACTCCGCATCTCGGTGTTATTCGCCTCGCGCTGCTCCTTCGAGAAGGTGCGCCACTTATCGTCCTGGCCGGAAATAAATTCCTGCCACTCGCGGCTTTGCTCCGCCTGGAACACGCGCGACGCATTCGCTTCCCGGTTCCAGATCGCGACCAACGTGATCACCAGCACGATCACCAGGACCACAAAAACCGCCTGCTCCCAAGCGGTGAAGGGGATAGACTCGGCGATTTCCCCCGGCATCTCAGGCAAGCTCGTCTACCATGGGCGCAGTCTCCAAAGACGCGGGCGCCAGCAGCTCAGGGTTGAACTGCTCCAGCACCGCCTTTTCAATTGCCGCTTCCAAAAGGGTAATGTCAATATACAACGAACGCTCTGCCAGCCACCTTTCGGCAATGTCCAGGGCGTACAATTTCTTATCTTCGATCAACTCACCCGCGCCGGCCTGCTCAGCCGCGCGCACCGCAAAGATCGCGGCTTCCTCGATCAACGCCGTGACCGATGGGTTCCACGCCCGCGCCTTGGCCCACAGGAACTTAGCTTGGGCCAGCAGGAAAGCCGTGACCGCGCTCGCGATCACCGGTAACACCACCAACAAAACTGCCTGGATAACTGCTGAGATGATTGGGCTCCACTCGATTGACATCGTTCTCTCCTCTTCCCCCGGATTAAACGAAAACCCGGGACGCTGAAAACACTGGTCTTCAGCCCCGGGATCAATGCCTCGCTGGGCCAATCAACGCTTAAATAATAGCATAATTGTTCTAATTATGCAAGCGTTTACTCGTTAACTTTCTCGCTGAACTCCTTCGTGATCATCAAGATCTTCCCCTTCTTGATTTCGATGATCACCCGGCCATAGCCATCCGCGATCACCAGGTCCACCGCCTTGCGGATCCGTTCCATCGCCGATTCAGCAAGAACCGGTCCGTCATTTCTGTCCTGGACCGATTCCGCCTGATCACCCATCAACCCTTGCGATATCAATCTTCCCTCTTGCGATAATAGAACAAGCGTGCTAATATAGCCTTCATGGATCTGCCAGACAATCCCACCTGGAAAGAAGAGCTCGCTGCCCTCCAGCGCTTTCGCCGGGCTCTCCGCAAGTCAGACCAGGAAACCCTGGATGAACTCCTCAAGCTAGCCCAGGACCATCTGCCACAGGAAGCCGTTGAGGATCTGCTCCCCCTCACCACCCACATTCTCAGCTGCTTCCTCGCCCTGGCCGATGCCCTCCAGCAGGCTGATCTCATGCCCCAGGGCCGTCTTATCGGCAGCCCTTCCACCGGGTGGACTTTCGCCACCCCTAGCGATCTCAAGAAGCTGCGTGATGCCGGCTTATCCGTAGACTCTGAGGATCCCACGTACTGTGAGCTCGAAGAATGAGACGCATCCCCTTCCTCGATCACCTCACCCTTTATCCCAAGGAGGAAATAATGAAACGCGACCCCGATCTGATCAAGGCCATTCTTCAGGCTTACGAAGATCTCCCTTATCCATCCGATTATCACCCGATAGTGCTGGACCAGTTTCCCCAGGATGCTATCAACTATCACCAGGAGATCCTGGTTGAGGCCGGCTTCATCAAAGCTGAGGTCGAGATTGGCATCGGCGGTGATGTCCATGTCTATCCCATCCGCCTCACCAACGCCGGCCACGAGTTCTTAGACGCCGCCCGCCACGATAACGCCTGGTCCCACGTCAAAAGCATCCTGGAAGGCTCAGGCGGTTTCATGCTTTCCGTGGCCAAGGACCTGTTGGTGAAGTACATCATCGAATCATTGTAAAGATAGGTTTCGGTCAGCTTGTAGTATCTCTAAACTTTTCTGGATACTCATAAATGAATTTAAGCAACATTTCCATTGTGGTTGAGATCAGTTCTGCTTCCTCGCTCCCCATAATGACTATCTCGTGATTTGCGTCATTGCCGAGGTCCTTAATCTTTTTCCCCCATTCTTCACCTCCAGGGGGAAAATAATGATTGGTCTCGAGATAATCTACGTATTGAACAAAGCCTTTCCCAGGTTTATCTCCCTTTTCCACTGCAAGATGCATCAGTAATTTTCGATATAGCATCACTGTCGCTGTGTAGCATCCATTTTGCTGACATATATTTGCTTCCCGGAACACCTCTTCAACAATTTCTGGAAGACTTTGAACTCTATTGGAATCATACCAAGGTGCTGGAAATTGATCGCCAATATGATCGAACATAGTCGGTGAACCGCAAGTGGAACAAATATAGATAGTTCCACCACTAGGAAACGAAGCAGACCAAGTTGACGCTTCTCTAGACGTGTATCCTTCCTGTGATTTCATTTTCTCACCACAGTAGCCACATCTATAACTTATTGGTGCTAGCTTCACAGAGGTTGGCCAAGTATAGGGTCCAGATAGTGTAATAATTTGCATACATCCTCCATCGATCTATGAACAATCTTTTACAATTGTATCGACTTAGAATTTTCAGTCAATAAAGAGATCTTTCCTCCGTTAGGGGCTTAAACCGCACGCGCCTCAGGCGCAATAAACGCCAGCCCCAATGCCTGGAACACATCCTTTTCCTCAGGTGTCTCCAGGGCGCGATCCCCATCCCACAGCCGGCCAGACCAGAACTTCAGATGATCCGGGCACAGACCGCCCTGGGATCTCGCCGTCATAACCTTCCTGGAGAAATCTGCGCTGCCGGTCCTGATCAGGAAAATGCAGCCCCACTTTTCGGGTGTGGTGATAAAGAAATCCACCGTCATCCCTTCAACTAGGTACTGCTGATACCACTCCCCGCCTTTCACGCGTCTCCATCCCCTGTAAGAGGCTGTCAAGGCCAGCAGCAGTGCCCCATCGCGCTTGCTTCCTCCAAACAAGCCTTCCGTTTCCTGGGGGATCATCACGATCTCAATATCCCCGATCATTTCCTTTTTCCGCCTGAGGCTGCCGGCTATTTCGATCCGCTCACAATACGGCCTCAGCTCGTCCACAATCCCTTCAGCGATCGGCAGCACCTCTGCGAATGGCCGCTTTTCGGAGCTACTCATGGTACTCACCATCAACGATCTCGCTGCCGGCTATCAACAGGTTCTGTGGGTCTGAGGTGAATGACTGATACAGCGTCTCCACTGTCCCCGGATTAATCGCGTAAGGCAGGAAGACCTCCGCCAGATCTGCCGATTCTGCCTGGATGATCGCCATCTGTGCTTCCACCCAATCCTTCACGATCCTCCAGGCCACCCGCCGCGCTTGCTCTTCCGTTTGGTAGCTCTTAGAGATGGACCTATCCTTGCGCATGGCACTCAACACGCCCTGCCATTTGCACGGCAGCTTAAACATGATGTGAGACCCGCTAATCATCACCACAAAGCTAATTCCAGCTGGCAGCCGGCGCTCATCGTACTCAATAGAAACCTGATTTGCACCGAGTACTGCTAGCTTTCCTGACAGCTCTCCAGCAGTGATGTGAGGATCGATCTTAGTCGAATAATTCAGGATCCCCATTACGACACCTGACTTTCTTTCTTTAGCACCCATTTATCAAGAAGCAGCTTGTCGCGCTTGAGCTGTTCTTCATACAGGGTCATCATTTCCTGTGAGCTATCAGTATCAACCCGTCCTGACCCCTCGCAGTATCCACACATGTGTTCAGTCCCACAATCAATGCAAGTGCATTCGCCTGTTCCCCCACAGTTTTCGCAGTCTTTTTCTTCCTCGATCGAGTTTTCCAAGTCCTGATTTCTGGATCTCCATTTGGCAAATGCCTGATAATGCGCTTGATATTCGATCTCATTGCTCATCTGTAATTCTCCTCAGCTAGGCTTAGCGCGGTATCGATATGGATCTACTCCAAATAGACTCCCATGACCTTTTAAGTATGTTCGTGTATCATCTCTTACTGTTTCTTGGTGAAGGGTGAAGCCACAGTCTTCAACAAAGTCCCTGAACTCCTGTAACACAGCATTCTCCCCCCTCAAGGCATCCTCCATCGGCCTGGAATTCCACCTGGCCAGCACCCTTTCCTCATCATAAGCCGTCATCTTGAAGTCGCACGTCATGCACCAGATCTTGGCCGGGATCCTGGACCCATTCGGGTAGGAAAGTGAAACATACAGCTGGACCTCCTTCCCGCAAAACGGGCAAGGCTTCAATACCGTCTCATTCATGCGCCACACTCTCCCTTTCTCGCTCTTCCACGATCTCCTCATGAATCCTCATAAAAGGATCCCTGGAAAACTCCTGGGGCTCCTCGAACAGGTGCCAAACCATATGGTCAGCCTCTGTCTTCAAAGTCGCGTGGTAGTACCAATATTCCGCCAGATCCGGCATTTCCTCCCCGGTGAACAGGAAGTGAAACTTAACTTTTTCCGTCCTGGTTTCCATCGTATCCACCAACGCCCACAGCACCGGGTACTCCCCAAACTGGATCTGTGCTGAAAGGTACCGCCACCCCACAGGCAGATCCAGCTCAAACTCCTTTTCAAACTTCAGCGGATACTTATGGATCTTCAGATGCTTAAAAAAACTGTCTTTCATCACTACACACTCAGTGAAATTCTAAAAACAAAGTCATTCTTTTCCATATCGCTTTACCACATGATTAAACATAGCTTCTCCAATAACAGTCCCCAGCCGCGGTGGAACAGCGTTGCCTATGTGTCTTCCAATCTTTGTGAGGGATATATCTTTTCCAAAATCGTAATCTCTCGGAAATGTTTGTAACAAAGCCCCTTCACGTAAGGATAAACCTCTATCTTGATCAGGATGACCAAATCGACCAGATCCATAATTGAAAAACTGAGTCGTTATAGTTGGGGCAACGTTGTCCCAACTCATTCGACCATAAACGGAAGTGTAAGTTTGACCGCTTTCTTTTGTATAGCAACCTGGAAGTAAGTAAGGGTCCCAGTCTTTCCATGTTCCCCCAGGTGTTGATTGTTTTATTCTCAATCGATTTATCTCCGACAAGTTCTTAGCCCTATGGATCGGATCGTTTTCTGAAGTCTCCCCTGCTTTTATTGGAGCAAGCTTACCAATAGCCTCTGAAACAGAGGTGTATTGTTCTTTATTGTGTGTAACTTCTGGTACCTTAATTAGTCCAATTCTTGAGCCTATTAGGACGAGCCTACTTCTACTCTGAGGAATACCATAATCGGGTGTATATACAATTTGATAGTCTACATCGTAACCCAATCTTTTCACATCAGAAAGGAACTGATTAAATACATCTGTCTTGGTAATTCCCCTCACATTCTCCATTGAGATAATGTGTGGTTCCAGGACTTTGATCGCTCGAACGAAGTGGTTAATTAAATCCCATCGTTGGTCATTGTTTTTCGTTTTTACTTTGAATGTATGAGATGAAAAAGGCTGACAAGGTGCACATCCAACAAGAACTTTTATCGAATCTTCACTATACACAGAAGACAATTGTAAAAAATCGAAACTAGAAATGTCTGCACATATAAAAGCACAAGAATTATTTTTCTCAAAAGCATACTTACAGGATTCATCCACATCTAGTCCTGCAAGCACTCTAACCCCTGCTTGTTGAAGACCATAGGTAAATCCCCCTATACCACAAAACAAATCAATTGCTTCGACGTTCATTTTCTTCATATCTGAATATTATCACCTTATTAGGTATTCTCTTCAGGCGCTTGATAAAAAATTTTTAGGAGCTTGAATAATTCTAACAAGGTAACATTTTGGTCAAAAACCTATTAGCTATTATAAAAACAGTTTAGTTAGTGACCACATTGTTGTCTCCATTTCTTACTCACCCTTCCTCCTTGCTCGCTAAAAACAGCTCCCTGAAGGCCTGCGCCTGCTCAGCCCGCGCATCCTCCTCCGTCCTGGGCTTAATCCCGTTCCTCACGCGCCACACAAACAGCTTCCCCGCGTCTTGGGCGCCCTTCTGCGCGCGTAGGTCCCGCGCCATCTGCACCAGGCGGCCGCGGTCCCACCCTTGGGACCGGATCGCCTCCGCCAGCGCCGGAAACACCGTGCGGTACACCCCCAAACCTTCCAGGATCCCGCCCAGCTCCGCATCGATCACATCGTGATACCCATTGCTTCTGTCCAGACTTCTGGACGCCAGTCCAGATATCTGGACGCTCGCCGCCTGATTCTCCCCCTCAAGATCATTAAAAGCAGGAAGATCGACAGGATTAAAAGATTCTTTAACTTCTTCATTAAGGCAGTCCAGACTTTTGGACAAATGATCTTGGCCCGCAGCCGGCAGGTCTTGAAACCGACAGGTTAAGCCGCAGTGCCGAGTTGAGCTGAACAGAAGCCAGCCCAAATCTCTCAACACCGCCAGGTGGCCATAGATCGTGGATCTGGATTTGCCCGTCACCTCCATGATCTGTTTGATCGGGATCTCTTCGACCCCATCCTGCCCCCAGGCCATCCCGCGCAGCTGTACATAGGTCTGAAATACAGCCGCAGGGATGGTGGTGTCATACACCCTTGCTGCAGGGATGTTGACATAACTCGGTGGGAGCAGTGGTTTCTTCATCATCAGGCGGTCAGTTCAGGCCGTCAATGTTCAAATGCAGCTGTTTGAATTCGCCAAACTCTTTCTTGGCGGTGCTGTTCATCGCCCGCAGGGTGATGGCCATATCGATGATCTTCGCCTGGAATTCCTGGCGCACGAACTCTTCATAGGCTTCCTTCGTCTGCGCGATGAAATACCCGCCCTTGATGCCCGGCAGACTGCAGATCAGCCGGTCATTCCGCCGCAGGCGCTTAATTCCTTCCCTGATCCCCCGCGCGTGTAGCCTTACGCCGCGGTCCTGGGCCAGCTTCACCAACCGCTTTCCCGGGATGGGTTTATTTTTCGATTGCGTTTCGATTACCTCGTAGATCAATAGATCTTCAGCTGTCAGCTTGGGCCTATCCTGGCTCATCTTCTTCCTCCGCTATAATGGAGGGGGTGTCTCGCAAGACCCCATCCTTACCCCCGGATCCCTGCTCCAACAGAGGATCCGGGGTTTTGTTGATCAGGGGGACAACGTCCTCCTGGTTGAACAGAAACACCTGGTTCACTTTCAATCCTGGGTGTTTCTCAGGCTGATCATCCAGCTTCACGATCAACCGTTCCGTCCCGGTTTCCGGGCCCCGCGATCTACCGATGAGTTGCCCCGGTCCACCAGGGGTCATCACCCGCTCCTTCAAGTGCATCTCGATCTCACGCACCACCAAGACCGTGTCATCTGTTTTCTTCAAATGTCACCTTCTTTCTCAACGCTTCCCGTTGCATCTCTTCTAAGGCGTATCCCAGCCGGCGCACCTCAAAGTAAAGGCGCGTCACCTGGTTGATCGCCATTGTTTCGTAGTCGCTCAGGTTTTCCTCGTTTGGCTCTCGCATCGTCCTCGTGATCACTTCATGGATCTCATCAAGCTCGCTTTTCAACATTCCCATGGAACCTCCTCAGATCGCCAGCTTCAGCTGGCCAGTCTCTTCCTGCTCAATTTCACGGCCGCCTTTGAAGTCAGCGATGAACCCAGCCAGCTCGCCCAATCGCTCGATGTGGCCGGCCACCGTGAAGCAGTCAAATTCATCCTTGCTGATGATGACAGTGAACCCTTGCACCGTGCGCACGCTGATCCACCCCCTGGAGATCCCAGATGCCATCGTCAGGCGCAGCTTGTCTTCCTTGGGAGCATCTTCCAGGAACAGCACATCCCCTCGAGTCACGGGTACACCGCGGATCTCTGCCATCACCGCCGGCCTTTCTTCAGCTGCAGGATCATGCGCTCTGCCATGCTTTCGTATTCAGGCAGCACCGCCACACTGCTGTAATGCAGCTTCCCGCGTTTCGGGTCCCGGGCTTCCAGCCTGAAGACGATCGTCCCATTCGGCTTGTGTCTTTTCACGTATCCCAGCACCTTGAAACGGCCTTCACCAGCAGCTTCCAGGAAGCCTTTCACGAAGTGCTCATTGTTCTTGCCGGTCAGGGCGGTCATCTGTGGTTTGCGTGGTTTACCCTTCATTTTTCATCTCAAAAAGATTATTAACAAGGTCTGTTTTTCTCTCGCTACTTGGGATAATCTCCCTTATCCCAACCCCTCAAAATTTCACCATTTCCAGCATCTCTGCCACCCGCATCCAGGTCTTATCCGGATCCGGTTTCAGGTGCTGCAGGTAGATCCTGGTGGTGTTCACATTGCCGTGTTTCAAGAACTTTTGGATCGCTTCGTCTGTGTCACCGGCCTCCTTTCGCAGGATCGCCGCGGTGTGCCTCAAAGAGTGCACCCGCAGGCCTTGGGTTCGTAACCCCGCCCGCCTGGCGTAGTATTTCAGCGCATCCCGCACCGTCTGGTCATGGATTGGCCGGTTGATCGGCTTACCAGCCGCGTCATAGGAGTGGAAAACGTAGCCTTCATAGCGGTTTTCCGCATCCGCGAAGGCCATGATCGCCTGGTAAACCGGCGGGAAGATCTCTTTCAGCTGCTGCCGGCCTCCCTTGCCCGTGTAGCGCATATAAATGCCTTCCACGCGCACGTCGATGTCTTCGTATCTCAGGTTTTTCAGCTCCGAGTTCCGCAAGCCCAGCAGCATGTAGCCGGCAAACAGCGCCTTGTTGCGCTTGCCCACCAGGTTATCTGTCTCGATCGCCTGCAGCAGCGCCGCAGCCTGCTCCCGGTCCAGGCAGATCGCGCGGCCATAGCGCTCCACTTTGGGGGTCCTGCAGCCATCCGCCGGGTTATCCTCGCGCAGGCGGTATTCCTCGGCATTCAGGTCCATAAGCACGTAATCGGTGATTAGGAAGCGGTAGAAGGATCGGACCGCCGTCAACCGCAGAGCGATCGTGGCCGGCGCGCTCTTGCCTTTCTGCAGGTGCGCCATCCATGCGTTGATGTCCCGCCGGCTGATCTCCCAGGGCGCTTTCCTGGTGAATTCCAGCAGGGATCCCAGCGCGGTGTTATAGGAAGTCGCCGTATTGGGCGATCCCAGCCGGCTCAGCCACAGCTCCCTGGCATCCGCCCAGGCATTCGCGCGTTCAGTGGGGGAGTCAGCAAACATTACCCAGCCTCTGGCTCTGGCTCTTCTTCGTAGAAGCGCGTCCAGTCGAAACCGAGTGTCTCTCCCAATCTTTTTGCCAGCCAAATGGAAGGCGTGCGTGATCCATTCTCGATCTTCGTGACCGTGGCTCTGTTGACCCCTACCTTGACTGCCACTTCTTCCTGGGTGAGGTTTGCTTCCAGTCTTTTCTCTTTTAACCAGTCCATTAGGCTCCTTGTGCGTAATTAGCACATATCTTAGTGCCTATTACGCACATTGTCAAGGGTAAACCCAGTGAAATGTGGAGATTAGTCACATTCTGGTGTGATTCTTGCATGTGTCAAAAAGGCACATTATTATTCAGAGAGGTGATTACATGAACAATTTCAAGATCGCGAGGGAGATGAAAGGCTTCACTCAGCAGCAGGTTGCTGAGGCTTTAGGCGTTGACCGGTCGACTTATACAAAATATGAGATTGGCAACATCCAGCCTGATAACGAAAAACTACTTCAGCTGGCATCGATTTTTGAAGTATCAATCGATTACTTACTTGGCAAAACACAGAAAACCAATCAGCTCCAATCCTATTTGATCCCTGTCCTGGGGGAAGTTCCAGCCGGCGTTCCTATTGAAGCGATCGAGAATGTTGAGGAATACATCGATATCTACCCGCGCTTCGTCAAGGATGGTGAGTTTTTTGCCCTGCGCGTCAAAGGTAAGAGCATGGAGCCAGAGATCAATAACGGAGACATTGCTATCGTCGTAAAGCAAGACTTCATCGATTCCGGCGATGTTGCCGTGGTCCGTGTCAATGGGGAGGATGTGACAGTTAAGAGGGTCAAGAAACAGATCAACGGACTCATGCTCATCCCCAGGAATGAAGCTTTCGAACCTGTCTTCTTCAGCACCGACCAGGTCAAATCACTCCCAGTCACCATCGTAGGCAAGGTCATCGAGATCCGCAGGAGATTTTAGTGGGTTTAGGCGAGGATGACCAGTTCAAACCTTGGGAACAGGTTGAGGTCATAAAGTCACTAAAACGCGAGAAAAAATACGCTGAAGCCAGGGATCTGCTACTGGAGTGCGTGCGATGGCTGGAAATGAATTACGATGATCCTCGAACTCCCCCATACTATTACGATGAATTGTCTAAAGTCTATAAAGCACTAGGCGATAAAACGACGGCTCTTGATTTTATAAGAATCTATGAGGATGCAGTAGTCCACAATTTCCAAATTGAAAAAAAGCGTTATCAAGACGAATCTCAGCATGCAAAGGATAAATATCTCCCTCATGGCATGCCCATTAGCCAGGACACAATCAAGGTATTGCTCAGGACTAACCGCATCGGGGATGCAATGGATGTATCAAAAGAATTTGTTGAAAAGTATCTTTCAAAGAATGAGAGGAGTTCAACAAATTCCAAACCCAGTAAATATGATTTCATCGCCCTGGATGTTGAGACCGCCAATGAAGACATGGCCTCAATTTGCCAGGTAGGATTGGCATTCGTTAAAGACAATAAGGTCACCCATACTTGGGGCTCCTATGTAGATCCCGAAACTTACTTCTCAAACACATGGCTCCACGGCATTGATGAAGTTACAGTCTCAGGCGCTCCCGCCTGGCCGGAACTTCTGCCATCATTGCTGGAGCTGGTGGATGGCGAGTTGATTGTGATTCACACCTCATTTGACCGACTGGCAGTTGAGAGATCTCAACAGAGGTATAGCCTGCCTCCAGTTCAGTTGAGGTTCATGGATAGCGCCAAGATGGCCCGCCGTGCCGATGAACGTTTTCGCCAGTCTGGCTACAGCCTTCAGAACCTCTGTCTGCATTATGAAATTGAATATAAAGATGCTCACGATGCCGTTGCAGATGCCTTCATGGCAGCACAGGTGGTTTTGTATATCCTCGCTAATCATTCCCACTCGATCTCAGATTGGGAAGACTCATTGAAGAAGAGGTTTAGATCCACTTCCTATTTTTCTCGAGTAAAACAGGATGGGGTTGAGGGTGGTCCATTAAATGGTTTGAACTTTGTCTTCACCGGCGCTTTGGCTACTTCCCGGCGAGAGATTGCAGCACTGACAGCAAACCTGGGCGGGAACGTAAGAGATACTGTCAATGATCAGGTTGATTATCTCGTGGTGGGTGTCCCATCCTTCACACATCTGGGGGCTGATCAGCTTTCAAAAAAGGAACGTACTGCCAGGAAACTTGTGGAAGCCGGCGGGAAGATCCAAATCATTACTGAAGAAGAATTCAACAGCATCTTAGAGGATGTCAGCTGAGACAAGGAGGAATACTGGGATGCGAAAACTGGCTTTAATAATTTGCCTGTTTACCATGATGGTGTCTGCTTGCGTTCCTGCTGCTCCCATTCCAACCCAGACCCCCTATCCCACCTACACCGCACAGCCCACCTTCACGCCTTATCCTACGTACACCGCTATTCCAACTGTTACGAATACTCCTGAACCTACGAATACGCCCATCCCACCGACTCCCTTACCATCGCCTACTGCAAACCCCACACCGGGAAAGGTCGCCAGGAACGTTCACATGGTTCAAGAACAAAATGGAGTTGTGGTTACCCTCGAGAGACTGTACATCTCAGATCCTGCAGCAAGGGATGGTGGACTCCTTGAAGACCCCGGCTTTGAAGGCTCAAAAGTATATCTTCAACCCTTGTTTACGATCAAGAACAATACTGACAAGGAGGTCGCAATTTCTGACTTCCAAGGCACCCTGGTCTCCGCAAATGGTGAACAGGTAGGGGAAGCCAGGTTCTACAACATTTTTTTCAGGCACCCGCTCGAACAATCAATTCTTCCCGGTTCTTCAATAATTGGTCCTGTCTGGGTTGGCATGAAGCAGAGCGCATGGAACCAGGTGTCTAAAGTCGTAGTCAAGATCCCGTACTTTATTTCTGACGGCAAGAAAGTTACAGACGATTTCATTTTTTCGATCGATGTAGTTGAATGGGACTATGAAGAATTACCTGATCATCTGAAGTAAACCGCACCTTAAATAATTAATATCTATTTGGTCATTACTCCTGTCTGCACGGTTCCCTAAAGCTATTGTGTTCAAGGTTAGTCAATAATAGGAACCGTGTGGTTGCAAGTAGCCAAATTCTGTGTTTTGGTTCACATCCGTGAGGTTCGGAGGTTCGAGCCCTCTAGCGCCCACAAAGCCCCTCTCAACGAGGGAAATCGAAATACAAGCATCACGGTTAGCCTGCTAAAGGCATCACGGATAAAGTACAGAAAAAGGACCAGATAAAAAAAAGTCTGGCCTTTTTTTATATTCCAAGACCAGACAGCATTATCCCAATAAGTAACGCTGTTTTGGAGGCAGCAAGGATGGAAAATATGCCTATTTCAAAAGCAATTGAAGGTTACCTAATCTATGCAGATGCTAGACTTTCACCGGCCACGATTAGAGACTACACAAATACGTTTAATAAATTCGTGAGCTACCTTGGAGTTGATGTACAGATAAACGATATTACCCCGGCTATTATCGAAGGCTTTCTTGGATCCTGGAAACAGCTTAAAAAGAAGACGATCCTAAATTACCATGTCGGCCTGTCTGCCCTCTGGACTTGGGCTAGTGAGCGTGGGTTTGCCGAAACCCAAGTCCCACAAAAAGTGAGACCTCCGAAACCAGACACAGTCGCGGTGGTCCCCTTTACTGAGCAGGATATAAGGCTCTTGTTAGGCTCCTGTGATCATTCAAGAATATGCATTACCCCAGGAAAACGGACCTATAAGAAGAAGACCTCAAACGGTTCGAGAATGAAGACAACTATCTTACTTTTACTAGATACAGGAATTAGAGTGCAAGAATTCTGTGATCTAAAAGTTAAAGATGTAGATCTCCGAAATCGCTATATCACAGTGTTTGGGAAAGGTCGGAAAGGCCGGCAGATTCCGATCTCACCCCGTACAGCGCAAGCATTATGGGCTCATTTTGCAGAACACCCTTCGACATCCATCCAAGGACCTGCTTTCTCAACTATTGATGGCCTAAAGCAGCAAAGGGGAACAGTGCAGCGCTCATTAAATATCATAGGCGACCGCGCCGGCGTCCTGAACGTCCATCCCCACCGTTTCCGCCACACCTTTGCGATCAATTACCTCCGCAACGGCGGTGACATTTACACGCTCCAGCAAATCCTCGGCCATTCGACCCTGGACATGGTTAGGCGGTACCTCGCCCTCGCCCAGGCAGATATCGCCAATGCACACCGGATTGCATCCCCTGTAATGAACTGGGGTTTATGAATGGGATTCCTTTGAAATTGGTCGACCAATTGCTTGACATTAGAGTAATAGTTACATATAATTATAAGTAGACAGGAGATATGAATGGCATACATCGAAGGCAAAGGCAAAGGCAGAGGGTACAAAGGCAACAGCATGAGCATCAACGCTAACCTGGCTTATTCAAATGGTGAGATGCCAAAGAGCAAGTGGACGAAGTTAGCCATCCTGGAGCACTTGCGCAATGAAGACCGCGATGACCTCGCTGAAAAAGCCACCAGCCTTCCCGTCTATGTTGTGCGCAAATTCCTGGAAAACACCAGCATCCACCACACCGGTGCACTCTTCAATCAGACCCGCTTCTACTCGTTCAACATCCGCCGGTTTGAGCTTGCTGACCAGGCTGATTTTGACAGCATCATCGCGGACCACAAAGCCAAGACCTTCAAGACCAAAGAGCAGCGCGAATCTGAGAAACAGGAAGCCATTGAGCGGAAAGCAGCCAAAGCCGCCCAACTCGAGCGCAACAAGCTTTTCAAATACTCAAAGTACTCAACCCTCAAACGCTTCAACGCCCACATCACCCCTCAGCTTGAGGCAGAGCTGATCGCCAAGCGTGAAGCCGCGATCAAAGCCCGCCGCGAATACTTGCGAGAGGTTTGGACTAAACAAGACTATCGACCAGGTCTTGACCGCATTGAGGACGATGATTTCATTGACAGTTATGTCAGATTTTAGGAGACAAAAATGAACAAACAGTCTTCCACCCCTTCCCCTATTGGGCGTCCACCGCTTTATGACGCACCAATGATTAAGACGGCGATGTTCCTTACCGCCGAAATGGTTGACTGGCTCAAATCCCAGCCTATTGGTATGTCGGAGAAGGTTCGTGAGTTAATCAAGAAAGAGATGGACCGTGAAGACTGAACCTGCCCTGGTCAAAGAGATCATGATCGAATTGCTAGAAGAGCTGCGTGACGGCACGCTCACTCCCAGCAGCGAGATTCAAGTGCGCCGAAACCCCTCGACAAATCTGATCATGGATTGGGAGTATTCAGAAGCAGATCTGGCTCAACTTCTAAGCGATGACGATGATGAACGCCACTTCGATGAGTTGATCAGCGATGAGCCTGAAGAGTCCATGCGCGATCACGAAGGCTATCAGTTCTACCTTCAGAACAAGGCCGCGTTTGCACCATCGACAGTGATTGCGGCACTATTAGAACTGATCCAAAATCTCGATCTGCGATAACGCTTAGCTTTGAGCCAAAGCCAATAATTATTTTAGGCAGCCGGCGTCTTCGTCTCTTCTGCCACCTTCTCCAGGTGTTCAAGCGGGACCCAGGCGCCGCCTTCCAGTTTCGCCCAGCCGTCTTTTTCCTCCACTACCTGGACTACATTGCCCTGGGAAAACCCTGCCACCAACTTGAACTGCGGGCCAGCATTCTCAAACCCGTTCAGAGCGGTTGCCTTGACTTTGAAATTTCCTTTTGCCTTTGCCATCTTATTCTCCTGTCTTTTTGTAAGTTACGATCCTGAAAATAAACCTTGCCGGATCCGAGTACCGCGCCTTCAGGCTCTCCAGCCGGCCGGTCCACGGATCCGCGATCCGATAATCCCCACCCGGCAGCTTGCCGGTAATCACCACCCAATGCATGTCATTCCAGGCAGTCGCCGGGTTGAAGTCCACCCAAACCAAAACGGGTTCCTTCCTGGCTAGCGCAGCATCGATCTCATGCAGCGGGGCTGGCACAGTTGCACATTCGATCCAGGTGTTCAACTTCAGCGGATAGATCTTCTCCAGAGACCACCACTTGAACAGATTGCCTTGCTCAAATCCATTCACATTGATCAGAGCCTGGTTCAATATCGCTGGGTCCGTCTGAAACCCAAAATACCTGGACACCATCGCCACACAGCACAGCAAGCAGCCTTCCTGGCCGATGGTAGCCATCCCAGTGCCTAAGCGCACCCAGGACCACCTGGGATCCCGCTGGCCAAACACCTCCAGCTGCAGACTTTCCTCAACTGGGCCAACCACAAAGGGCAAGTTAACCTCATAGATCCTTTGGATCCACTGTATGCTCACCCATTCCCCCACGCCGATTCGCGCCCAGCCCCCGGCTTCCTGGTAAACACTGATCACATCACCAGACGCCAGACGCCTTACCTCAGGGCCTCCAGCAGTCCTGCGCACGATCAAGCGGTAACCTGGGCTCGTGATCACTCTCGCCTTGTAAAGAGCCAGGTCCACATCGTCCAGAATTGGCAGGGTTTCCTCCCCATATCCAAAGAAGGCGCGCACATCTGCCTCAGTTCCATACCACCGGTCCAAATCGATGAAATAGGATGCTGCGCCAAAGGATCTGCCATTCCCGCGCTCACTGGTCTGGTGGATCAGCCAATCACCCCGGCCCTTGGGCAGGGTCAACTTTGTGGAATCGTATTCAGGCGTGAACAATGGCGCTGGCAGCCGCCAGCGATATTGGGCCAACCAAAGCGGCACTTCTGTTGGTATTTGGCTCAGATCTGTGTAAAGATCCAGCCAATTCGCCCTGGAATAAAGGATCGGCCACTGCCCGGTCAATCTTTGGACCTCCCTGGAGAATAGATCCAGGAACATGGTGATCAGGGCTTTTCCGGCTCCCTGGTTCAGCTCCGCATCGATCGCCAGGCGATCATGTTCCGCATTGAACCCTTTTGCCCGCAGCGCGTTCACAATGTAACTCGCCTGGTCCATGGAATCACCCAGGAAATCCGGCCCCCAATAGGCGATCCGTCCCACGCCCAGATCTCTCATGCCGGCCCAGTTTCTTTCAAACCGAGGGTCCACAAAATCGTCATGCCAGCCAAACCTGGCAGCCATGAAAGAGATCTTGGGTTCCCGCTTCGCCAGGACCCCAAAATCCATCACTCCCTGGTGGGAGCTGACATCAATCCCTAACGGCAAGTCAGCCATCTTCTGGCTCCTTCCACAGCCATGCCAGTGTGATCACATCTTTCACGCTTAGCAGCCCATCCGGAACCGGATCTATTGACTTGGAGGTCAACTCGATTGGGGTTTCGTAGATATCTGTAAAGATCTTCCCCAGTTCCTCTTGTTTATCAGGGGGAACAAAGAAATTTCCATCTTCCTGCTTTTTTCCCAAATATTCCAGCGCTGCTATTCGCGCCTCTTGGGCTTGACTCACTATATCTCGGATCTCATCGATCACCTTCCCGATCGCAACGCTCGAAGCAAATGGCAGTTTCAACTCTAACAAGTTTCGTATGGCTTCATCAGCTTCAATCAATTGCGCAATCGTGACTTTCATAAGTCCTCCTGTGCCTTGATCTGGTTTTCCATAAAGATCCAGAGTGCTGACAAGGCCGACCAAATCTCAGGATGGTTTGCCCTTAGATCTGTTTCGGAGATCTCACCTTCCACAGCATACTTGTTCTGGATCCCTGTAAGAGGTATGTTTTCATTGTCTACAAACTGATATCCCTGATGCCAAGTCACCCACCATTTGTCATCATGGTAAACATGATCAAAGCTCATTGCTGTTTTTGTAAAGCCGGTTGCAGTGTAAGTGATTGTTTTTGGAAACGGCATGATAATCCTTTCTAAATCTCGTATCCCGTACATTGGATGAATACGTCTAGCGTTCCAGTTCCGCTGGCATTTCGTTGCATGTAAATCAAATTATTCACAACTTTCACTGTGCGCTGGGCTCGGTGTATCCGGTCATTCACTGGATGGCAATCGACAGCATCCCCTACAAAATTACCAGTGTTAGGAGCGACAATCACCCAGCAATCCACTGTCGCAGATCCGCTGTCTCTAACACCGATCATGAGGTCAATTGACTTGACACCACTTGGCACCCCTGGAAACTGGGTGGTAACATTCACGGCCGTTTTTGCGATAGTAGATGTAGCCGTCCAGTTGAATGAGGCAGCAGTTATCGGATTAATTAATTGGACATGGGCAAGCACATCGTTATTACTCTTTTGAAGGCTAGAAGCTTTGATGGAGCCGTAATGTGAAACAATATCCCCGTAGGCATTCAGGCTTTTTGCACCATATGATAAATGACCTGGCATCCCAAGCAGTATCGCATCGCCATCTACCGTGAGTCTTTTATTTATAAGTACAGCTTGATAGCCGGTATCTAGGCTAACATCCACGTTATTTGGGGATGTACCAGCACTTACTAGGATCGGACCGCTACTCGTACTGATTTTTAAGGTTGAGCCAGTACCAACGGTCTCAAGAACCATATTGTTGACACCGCTTTTCGTACCGCCATAAAGACTTCCTGTAAGCACATTTGTTGTGGTTACGAATTTCAGCTTATTGGCACTCGTTACATCGGACATATCCGCGATAGGTGGTGAAATGATGCTGATGCCATCCGCCTTAAGCGACGCAGCACCTGCGCCTGCGTACAAGATACCATCACTACCAAAGTAAGCTTGCTTGGTACCAGATTTCCAGCCTTCTAGAACACCGATACCCCCTGAGCTGTAGATTGCCAGACCAGTGAAGTTTGTCCCCCAAGTTCCAGAGCCCTGACGTAAAAAACCTGTATTCGCTATCGATAACACACCGGTAATGCTCAAATCTTTAAGGTATCCAGTATCGGCTCTGATCTGACCTTTCACGATCAGGCCGTCCGTTTGGTTATAAAGCATGTATGGTCCGTTTCCAGCGTTCCATCGGCCTAAAGCCATTCCCCAAAGGCCAGCCAGTCCAGCACCGTCCCAAGCTTCCAGGTAACCCTGGCGCATCACCTCAGCATCACCAGCCGCGGTTGCGCCATGCTGGAAGATCGATTGCTTCGCGCCAGCGATCGAATTCATCTCGATCCGGCCATCACCGGATTTCCCGTAATTCGCAAACACCTGCCCTTCAGGCCACGCGTCTGCTCCAGAGCCCTCCGCGCCTCTTGTTACAGAATACACGTTGCCGCTGGCGGGCACCACAGAGATGGTCATCACCTCAAAAACTGGATTTAATGTGGCTTCGTCCACTCGCCGGAAGATCAACCGGTCTCCTACCGCAAATCCGCCGCCTTCCAGGTCAACGTCTGTTACAACAGCATCAATCGCCGCATTCAGCTTGCCCGATCCCTTCGTGACCACGAACCACGCATCATGGATCGTCTGCTCATTTTTCGTGAAAATTGTTGCCGCGATCTCCGAAATGTGAGCCCGCCGGTAAGGCTGCTGCTGGCTGCCAATGTCGTAAGTGTCTGGCACCCGCGGAATGAGGTGGCTAGTGCTCAAGTCACTCTGGAATCGATGTGTCCCCAGCCAGTCAAAATCGGCCTCTTGATCCACTGCTACCGCGTCAGCTGAAACCAATATCCCAGCGCCAGCACCAACTTCAAATGTCCTGTCTTCCGCCAGGGATCCGCCACCGGTCAGTCCAGCACCTGCCATCATCTGAGTGACCTTCGATGCCCGGGTGCCCATGTAGTCCCATACCAACGCCAGTTCCGGGGCCAATACTTCCTCCGCCAGATCTCCCGCGGTCAGGGCATAATATGGCCTGTTCTTCCAGGCTTCATGGGTCCGTCTTGGGCTAGCCATTTCTGTCCAAAACTCCCACCGAGTTGACTTGGGACGCTGACTCGATATGGATCTTCTCCTTTTCATCCCATTCGGCATACAAAATAAAACTGTTATTCGTCCCGGTGCTAACCCCAGACTGGCTCACATTGTCATTGATCGGGTCCAGGCTGGCCCACAACCCCACCGGATTGAAGGATCTCCCCGCAGCTGCCCCAGTCCGATAATACAACTCCCCGTCATCCCGCATTTCAATCAGCGAGGTGGTCGGTTCATCGGGAGCCTCCCAGACTTCCACAGTCCTGTCCAGATTCACCCGCGCGAGTAGCCGCCTGAAGTTGCTGGTCCCGTAATCCAGCAACCCTTCAACTTCTGTCAAAGCGGTGGTGTCCCCGTTGCGAAAGCTTTCCGTCCTGATCCCCGATGGCGCGTCAACGAAGATATTGCGAAAGAATTGGCCATAAGACACCAGGTGATTTTGGATCTGCTGGGCGGTGTCGGTCAACTCGTCCACATAGATCCGGAACAGCATGTCCCAGGTTGTACCGATCCAAGTATTTTCGGGTTCCTTGTACAGCCGGCACACACCATCGCCATACCGCGCCAGATCATCGATCGCCACCTCGTAGTAATTACTCGCGTCATACGTAGTGGATGAGATAACCAGGAAATAATTGGCCTTTGCCGGCATGTCATAATGTTCAGAGAGTTGCCCTTTTACCCATGTCAGAGTGTTGGTGGGAACCATTCCTGGGGCGATCGTCACACTTGCCAAAACCTCTCCCGGTATCGTCTGAAACTCATTCACGTCAGTGGTAGCCAGGTCATCCTCATTCCTACAGATCTCCAGCTTTAGATCACCAGGGGAACCGACTTTTTTCACGCATACCCCCAGCTCTAACACATGCATCGCGCTGGAGGTCTTAAAACTCTGGGCGATCTTGGGATTGCCGGGTACCAGGGATACGCTCTTAGTCGGTGCAATGTTGTAAGACAGAGCCAGTTTGGTCTCTACGGGGGCATAAACTTGGTCAAGCGTCTGCCACCAGCCATAACAAAGTAGCCGCGCTGTTCCAGCGCCCCCGGTATTGATAATTCCTTGTCGGGGTGTCTTGCGCTCATTCAGGATCCTCTGGGCTTGGGCGGACGCTGCTGTCAGGTTCGTGGACCCGCCGGTCTCCAGCAGCTGTCTGGACCCGTACTTTTCAACCGACTCCATATCCACATACCAGGGCGTTGATGCCCTGGGTCCTGTCGCGCCTCCCCCTTGGTTAAGGATGGTGTAACCCACCTTGACTTCATTGACGATTTCCTCAAGATCGAGAAATGAGATCACCTTGTTGACGCTCACTTCCACCCGGCTGATATACCCCCACCAAAGTGGCACGCCCTCATCGTCATAGATCTCAACCCCACATCTGAGCGCGCCAAAGAGATCCTTCAAAGACTCCTGGCTGCCTTCAGCGATGATCTCCGCGTCATA